AAAATTTTAGTATAATTTTGTTATATTTTTTATTGGAGGGTTTATGGAGCAAAAAATAATTTTTACAAATGCCTCTTTGTTTCCTGATTTAGAAAAACCAATACCTGCATCAAAAGAGATACCTAGTTGGTATGCAAGTTTAGACTCATATCTAGGTGGTAAAAAAAAACCAGATGGTGATGGAGAAACAACGTCAACTATAAAAAAATGCATGCCTGTATTTGATTCAATGGTTTCAGGATACTTAATTAAATCCCCTACTGACGTTTTTGTATCAATAAAAAACAATATGTCGCATTTTGAATGGCCTTCTATGAATCCAATTCTTTTTCATCCACCTTCACAAGCACCAAATCATCCGTATTATAATGGAGATGCTTACCCAAAATGGAATAATTTTTGGTCAATTAAAACACCAAAAGGGTACTCAACTTTATTTGTTCAACCATTTCACAGAGAGTCCATTTTTACAATTATGCCAGGAATTGTAGATACAGATACCTATGTTGGCCCAGTTAACTTTCCTTTTGTTTTAAATGACACTAACTTTGAAGGCTTAATTCCTAAAGGAACCCCAATTGCTCAAGTTATTCCTTTTAAACGAGATGATTGGTATATGGAGTTTGGGAAAGAAAAAGAATTTAAAGAACAAGAAAATACAGTAAAAAATCTTAGAACTTTATTTTTTGATAGTTATAAAACAATGTTTAGGCAAAAAAAGCAATATAAATAAAAAACCTCCTAAAGAAAAACTCTAAAGGAGATTTTTATTTTATATTATTTTTATTTACACGGATATTTGTTATACCACTCCTTGTACCGTGTTCCATTTACAGAACTCCAGGAAGACCAATCTTTTCCACCCTTAGTCATATGTAGAGCAATTTGTGCATTTACTACTGGATTTAATAATTCAGCGTTTGAATCTAACTCAAATTTTTCTCTACGATCTGGTCCAAGTTCTCCAAGCATATTAATTTGAAATACGCCATAAGAACTATCCCCAGTCTTTACATTGCCATTAAAGGCAAGAGGGCGACCATTTGACTCTGCCTTGGCAATTGCACAAGCAGACCTTAAAGCCTTTCCCTGAAACCCTACATGACGCAACATATCAACCAGTTCCTCATCGGTTAAATTATGAGCATTTTCATATTTTTGTAATTTTTTGTCCTTAGAAACCAAAAAAGCCACCTGTTGGGTGGCAGATTTCACAGACTCTTTAATCAATAGATTATTTTCATTTGTTGCATTTGCAGAAGCCGAAAAAACGGTACTACAAATAACCAACGTTAATACCCCTAGCCAAACATTTGACTCTCTCATTGTAAAATACCTCCTAGAGAACAAATGCTACCTATTGGTAGCATATATTAATTATACCATTGTTTGACCTTTTGAGTCAAATACTTTTACTAAATAACAAAATATTTATAATATTGTTATTAGTTAATGGTATAATGATAAGATTATGGCTACATTTAGAAATCAAGGTTCAGATTCTTATTCAGTTGGTTTGACACCACCAAATGTATTGTGGACAGTTGTTCGTGGCGATACTGCCTCATTTCGTGTTTATGTTACAGATGATAATAAAGATCCACTAGTTATTGCTGATTGGACTATTGCAATGGAAATTAAACGTCCAAATACAAAGCCTGGTGATTTTACAGATGATGCAGAATTAATCGTTGAACTTGAACCAGTTCCAACAGAAATAGATGATGCTGGAGAGTTTACAGTTTCTCTTACAGCAAATGAATCTGTGTTGTTAGAAACTGGCGATATTTTTGATATTGAACTAAGTGATGAAAGTCGTGTTTGGACGGTAGCCAGAGGCACTATGAAAGTAATTGAAGACGTAACAAATAGTGAGTCCTAATGGCATCCGCTATCATAATTGATACCGATAGCCATAAAGCAAAAAAGATAAACTCTGTTGGCTACCCAATATCTGAAATAATTTACAAGGCAAGAGCAGTAAAAATTAATGAGGTTTTGCCTTTTAGAGTTAAATTTACTACTATTGGAATTGGTCCAGCATATGCAGGTGTGCCTGGAATTGGTCTTCAAATTATTGGAATTAATAACTATATTCTTTAACATATAATGATATAATATAGGCATGGCAAAGGTATCAATTTCAAATGTTAAGACTAAGTTTCAGACTGGCGACCGCCCAACACAAGAAGACTATATAGATTTAATTGATAGTGCTTCTGCTAGATCTACAGATCTTGGTTCAGACGGTAACAATGAGTTAACCATTAATGGTATTGAAAACTCAACAATTTTTGATAACTTTTCCGCAAGTGAATGGCGATCAATGAAATATATGATCTCTATTAAGCATGTAGCAGGTGGTGCAAACAAGTACTACTCTACAGAAATGAACGTATTGGTTGATGGATCAGGGGTATCTGTTAGCGAATATGCAACAATTGAAAATGATGGGAATATTGGCACCATCTCTGTTTCAAGGGCTGGAGATACAGTTTCACTAACTGTTGTCCCAGTAGGGGGAATTACACCTATAACCTTGCGCTACATGCGTATGGGGTTAAAGGCCTAACCAAGGAGATATAAGATGGCAACAGTAACAAAAGACTTTAGAGTAAAAGCGGGACTGGTAGTTGAAGGATCAACTGCGACCGTTAATGGAAAGAACGTAATTACAGCAGGCACAGTTGATGCTAAAGGTGATTTAATTGTTGGTAGCGCAGACGATGCAGTTGCTCGTTTAGCAATTGGCACAAATGGTCAAGTACTTACAGCAAACTCATCTGCTACATATGGTGTTGAATGGTCAGCCCCAGCAGCAGTTGGTGTGTTTGATACAGCAATTACTTTTGAAGGTGCAACAGCAGATGCTTACGAAACAACACTTCAAGTAGTAGATCCAACAGCAGATCGTACAATTACACTTCCTGACGTATCAGGTACTGTAGTTACATCTGGTGATACTGGCACAGTTACAGCAACAATGCTTGCTGCAGATTCAGTAACCACCGCAAAGATTTTAAACGCTAACGTAACAGCAGCAAAACTTGCTTCAGATTCTGTAGAGACAGCAAAGATTGTTGATGCTAACGTAACAGCAGCAAAATTGGCTGCAGACTCAGTTACAACTGCAAAAATTGTTGACTCAAATGTTACAGCAGCAAAATTGGCTGCAGACTCAGTTACAACTGCAAAGATTCTTGATGCTAACGTAACAGATGCAAAACTTGCTGCAAACTCAGTAACAAATGCTAAGATTGCAGATTCAGCAGTAGACACAGCAGAGATTGCAAACAATGCAGTAACTACAGCAAAGATTACAGACCTAAACGTAACCACTGGCAAACTTGCAGACGGTGCAGTAACCACAGCAAAAATTACAGACGCTAACGTAACTGCTGGTAAACTTGCTGCAGATTCTGTAGAAACAGCAAAAATTGCAGACGGTGCAGTAACCTCAGCAAAGATTGCTAACGATACAATCGTAGATGCTGACATCAACTCAGCAGCAGCAATCGCTCAGTCTAAGATTTCAGGCCTTACAACAGACCTTGGCAACAAACTAGCACTTGCTGGTGGCACAATGACTGGTGCAATTGCAATGGGTACAAACAAGATTACAGGTCTTGGTACACCAACTGATGGAACAGATGCAGCAACAAAGGCTTATGTAGATTCAGCAGCACAAGGTATTGACTGGAAAGCATCAGTACGAGCAGCAACAACTGCAAACGTAACACTCGCCTCTGATCTTGAAAATGGAGATGTCCTTGATGGCGTAACTCTTGCTACTGGAGATCGTGTTCTTGTTAAGGATCAGTCAACTGGTTCAGAAAACGGTATCTACGTTGTTAAGGCGTCTGGTGCTCCAGATCGTTCAACTGATGCAGATGCAGGTGCAGAAGTTACTGCAAACTTTGCGGTATTCGTAGAACAAGGAACTGTAAACGCTGATCAAGGTTATACATTAACCAACAATGGTGCAATCACAGTTGGAACTACAGCACTTACCTTTACTCAGTTTACTGGTTTAGGACAAATTATTGCGGGTACAGGATTAGACAAGACTGGAAACACTCTTGATATTGACTCAACTGTAGTAACACTAACAGGTACACAAACCCTTACAAACAAGACACTAACCTCACCAACATTAACAACTCCTGATCTTGGAACTCCATCAGCAGCAACTTTAACAAATGCAACTGGTCTTCCAGTAGCAACTGGTATCTCAGGTCTTGGAACTGGCGTAGCAACATTCCTTGCAACTCCATCTTCTTCAAACCTTGCAGCAGCATTAACTGATGAAGCAGGTTCTGGAACAGTAGCATTTACCAATAGCCCAACTTTTGTTACACCAACTCTTGGTGCAGCAGCAGCGACAAGTGTTGCTCTTCCAGATGCTCTTATTGGTACTGCTCTTGCTACCGCATCAACTTCAGCAACAACAATTGATACATGGTCAACAGCAACATACTCAAGTGCTAAATATATCGTACAGATGAAAAAGGGTACTGATATTGAAGTAATTGAAGTTTTGGTTACTGTAGATGGATCAAACAACGTTTACTTAACAGAGTATGCAGATGTAATCAGTAACGCAGTATTAGGAACAACTGACGCCGTGTACAGCGGTGGAAACGTTCTTCTTCAGGTTACTGGTGCAGCAGCAGATACCGCTGTTAAAGTACATAAAATCTATATTGAGGCATAATTAAAGAATAGAGGTTGGAAGTGGCAACAGTAAATAAAGACTTCAGAGTAAAGCACGGCATTAATGTAGCCGAAGGCGGA